ATTTGAATTTGTGAGCAATATGCAGCTTGGTGAGGTTGTACAATTAAATCTGCAAGCGGTTGTGTCAGTTTCACGTTCTGTACACCTTCTTGGTGTAAGGCTGAATAAATACCTGAAAGCGTAATATCAATGCCAAGCAAGTGTTGCTTATTTGCATAATGGGTGATGGCTTGATTAACATTTGCCATGACAACACTTTCTAGTACAGTTGGATAAAGTGTGAGGGTAGCTCGAATTTCATAAGGTAAAATCACCGCACTTTCGACTAATACCGTATCGGTCAGTGGGCGAATATGCTCGGCATTCAGCTGTTCTTTTATCGCATTAATTAAATTACTGTCGGCTGTGCCTTGTCCCTCTGTTGATAATATAGCAACTTTCACCGTACCTGCAGTTGGACTTGTTACATCAACGTCTTTTATTTTTGCAGAGGTAGAGAGCGCATGAAATTTATAGCTTGCACGACTACCAGCCGTAGTTAAACCTTCTAATGACATTTGAATACGTGTGCGAAAACGTTCATCATCTTCATATTGGGTGGGTATAGGCGGGTGAGCGTTTAAATCTTCCGCTTGAATGATTAATCGCTTAATGCCGAATAATGCCCCTAATTGATCTAAATCTGAGCCTGTCGCATAGGCAAGCATTACGGCTTTAGCAGATTCATTAATATGCGTTCTGAGTAATAATTCTAAATAAGCATTTTCTTCTAGCAATTTCACTACAGGTTCGCTTTCTAATTGTAATCGAGCCTGCCAATGTTGGCGCATATCGTCATTTTCTTGTAATGACAAGAATTTAGCTTTTCGTTGAGCAAGTAAAGTTTCATAACTGAGTTCTTGCACAACTTTTGGTACAGGCAAATTGTTCAAGTCAATAATATTGTTCATGATTTATGGCCTAATAAAAGATGGTTTTCTTTGATATGTTGCTGATATTGCCCGCGTGCGACATAACTTGCCACAATGCCACCTTCAACCAATTCAGGTTTAAATTGTGTGATCTGTACTCGAGGTTCCCAACGATTAATCGCTGTAACAGCGCAAGCCGCCAGTTGTAATAACAATGTGTGGCTAATAGGGCGGTCAATTAGCAGGGGAATTAAACTGCCATATTCACGCCGCTGAATACGTGAACCAACAGGGGTTAGCAAAATATCGGCAATGGATTGTTTAATGTGGTCGCTTTCGTTTTTTAATGTTTCGCCAGTGTATCGATTCATTATTCTGGTTTTCCTGTTTTACTTGGGCCACCTTGTACGCCACCGTGTTTATGGTTAATTTGACTGATTCCTCCTGCTGTCATGTCGCCAGTACTTGTTACACTTCCTTCAATTTTTACATCGCCTTTAATTTTTACTGTTGGGCAAAAGATTTCGATTTGTTGGCTTGCGTTGACAAAGGCGGATTGAATTCCGAAAACATTGAGTCGTCCGCTTGCCTGGTTGTATTCAATTATCGCGCCGTCAGCAAATTCAATTACGTGTTCATCGGGCGATTGGCTTGGGCTGTTTTGTGTATAAAGCCCGACTAATATGCAGGCAGTAGTAAATTCGCCACTAACCGATAACATCACACATTGTTCGCCCACAGTGGGAGGCGACCAGGTTTTGGTTGTGCCAGCACGAAATGTAATAAATGGTAAAAAATCTGTGAGAATGTCACCGCTCTTTACGCGAGCACGTGCGGTGGCGTGATTCACTTCAGCGATCACCCCAAAGCGGATAATGTTGTCTAGTTTTCGTTGTAATTCGGCAGACATAGGCATTCACAGTTAAAGAATATGCCTTATTGTTGGCAATATTGTGTGATGTGGCGAGTGTGGTGATGTGTGGAATAGTAGGTAACAAAAAAGGGCTTTCGCCCTTTTATTATGCTCTGTCCCACATTGAACTCCGCGCTCTTGCTTGGCGTTGGTTTTCGATGCGTTGTATTTCTTTTGCCACTTGTTGTGCAATGACTTGTTCGTCCATGCCTTGCGCGGCATTGATGGTGATATTTACGCTCATGGGCTGACTGGATTGCGTCACCACTGGACGAGCAGAAATTGGCGCGCGAGTATCAACTTGCACAGGTGTTGCAGTCGCAACGCTGATACCTAAACCGCCCGCAATAAGTGCTTGTTTACCGTAATTAAGGGCGTTAAGCGTATTGATGCCAAGGCGTGATGTAGCTTCTTTGGTCATCACGTATTCGCCACCGTGGACAATACCCATGGGTTCATATTTGCCGCCATTGCCGGTGTAGCCGCCTGACCAATTTTGACTCGGTAATTTTTTGCCATTTGAACCAAAGCCAGTGAAATCCTTAAATGATTCCCAAGCACTTCCTGCCGTTTCTTTTGTTGATTGCCAAGCGTTGCTCGAAGTGTTTTTTGTTCTTTCCCATGCACTAGATACACTATTTTTAATTCCCTCCCAACTTGGCATATTTTCAGAAATCCACTTGATACCATCCATTAATTGTGTTAATGGTGTCAGAATAAACTCAATCGCTTTCGCCATTCCATTTCCGAATCTTTCCCCTGCACTGACTGCAGCATCTAAATCTTCCTTGGTGCTTTGTACTGGAGACAATAAATCAGTAAACCATTTCACCGCTTTTTCAATCCAGCCAACGACAACACTAAATGCGGTGCCAAGCGGTTGGAATTTTTCAAGGACGGGGGCGAGACCTGATTTTAAGCCCTCCCAAAAACCGCCGAAAAAGGCTTTGATTGGATTCCAAAATTTATAGATAAGTAATGCGGCTGCAGCGATAGCAAATCCTGTTGTAGAAAATGCAAAACCTAACAATTTGAGTGGTGATAATAATCCACGGAAAATAGAACCGCCCACAGAAGCCATAGAAGATTTAAACTTAGGCAATAATATATTTAATTTTGAAAGACCTAAAAATAATCTTGCAACGGGATATAAGACAAAACTTAGAATTGTGGCAAATGCACCAAAGATAGTAAGTGAGCCACCAATTACACCAATAAAAATCATTAAATTAGATGATAATTTTGGATGGGCAATAATCCAATTTCTTACGGTTTCGACGATGCCACCAATTTTTTTCATTAGGTTATCTAATGTTGGCGCGAGCGCGTTGCCAATAGTCGCATTGAGATTGAATAATTGATTTTTGAATATTCCCCATGTGGATGAAAGGGCTTTCATCCGTGTTTGAAATTCACGGTTCATTGAACCTTTTGCTAATTCGTCATTGGCTAAGGCAATTTGACGTTTCCATTCATCGGTGTTTTTCACCAGTTTTATAATTTCATCGCCATAGTTTCCACCTACAATATCGGTCAAGACGGCAGAACGTAAATGCTCTGGAATAGTTTTTATGCGCTCTATGATGGTCATCAATGTGCCTTGAGCGTCTTTTACCATACCTTTTTGAATTTTGCTTGCATCTAGCCCTAATGCCTTTAACCCTCTTTTTACCGGCTTCATGGTTGTCGCTCGAGAAAGTCGGCTAAATGTAGAGCTGACCGCATTTGCTGCTGAACTTTCATCGGAACCAAACGTCATAAGAGTAGAACCAAGTGCGGCAACATTTTTATCGGTAATTTTTGCTACCGCACTAATACCGCCTAGGCGATTCATAAAACCGATAATGGCATCGCCTTTCGAAATAGCATTATCATCAAGATAGTTAATCGAATCAGCCAATTCTTTTGAGGCTTGAATAGATAAATTCCAGTTTTTACTCACCTTACCAAAGTTTTCAGTAAGTTCATCAGGATTTACCGCATCAAAGGCGGTTGCCATTTGCGTGTTTAATCGCACAAAATCTTCCAATTCGTCTTTTGGAATATCCATTCGAGCCGCCGATTCAATCATATTGGCGATTTCTACAGTGGTGAGTGGCAATTCTGTCGATAATGCTTGGATTTTATTTTTCCATTCGTCAAATTCAGGCGTGAAGTTCCCAGCATTATCTTTTAATCCTTGTACTTGTCTTGCCACTCCCACCATGGCATCTTCGAAGTTCATAAAATCACTTACGGATTTAGCAAGGGGCGCTGTGATGGTTGCACCTGCAGCTGTTGCCTGTGCACCAATGATTTGAGCTTTACCACTGATATCTTTAAGTTTCTCAACTTGCCCACGGTATTGATTATAAGCAGCCTGTTTAGCATTGAGTTTTTTCAATGCAGCTTCTTGATTTTTAATTTGATCTGTTGCGTTTTTGGTGTTTTTCTGTAGTTCTCTTTGTTTTTGCGCGAGTTTTTCTGCAGAAATACCTGATTTTGCTAATTCTTGGCGTACTTGCTGTAATTTATTTGCTGCATCAATTTGTTCTTGCTTGAGTTTTTTTACCGCACTTTTCGCTTTCTCTACTTCTTTTTGAAATCCTGCAGTAGGATGTTGAGCGTTCTTCATATATTGAGCATAAGATGCGGCTTTTTGTTTGGCTTGCTCTAATTCTTGATTCAGCGAATCTAATTTTGATTTCAATGGGTTGATAGCAGAAGCATATTGTTTCATTGCAGCTTGATGCTGCTTATTTTGCTGATTTAGTTGTCGCTGAATCGATTTACTTTCTTTTAGTTTTGCCGATAGCTCATGAACGCTTTTAGATGCACTGCGAACTGGAGCCGACATTTTATCAATCGCATTTAATAAAACTGAAAGTTGTAAGTTGTTCATAAAATACTCGCTTTTTGTTGACAAATATTTGTTTTAGGCTTGATAATTAAGAAAAACAGAAAGGAGAAATAGCAATGATGGCACTACTTTCATTAAGCGTTTTTGGTATTGCACTATTCGGTCTTGGTATCGCATTTGGTGTGATCTCATTGCCTGTTATGGTATCTGGAATTATTGCTGCACCATTAATTTTTCTCTATATGATGATGCTAGGATCTATCTTATGGCTAGCTGAAATTAATATTTTTCTAGGACTTTCAGCGTTTGCTTTTTATCTTTTCTGTATCTGGAAATGGAATCAATATTTGAAAGCTAGACACTCAACTGCTCAATAATCAAATCTTCAATTAAATCCACGTCACTTTCCGAAAAGCCCAGTAATTCACGCTGGGCATATTGCACTTTGAAATCTTTATTGTTAGATGGGCTAGCGCTTAAACCGTATTGATGCACTGCAGCAATGGCGGCACTTGAGCCATTAAACCCCACTGAAACTTCGTTCCCATTTGACCGCACTTTTAAATATCGGGCGGTGCGAAGTTTGGCGAACATGGCTTTGCGTTTGATTCGTCCTTTCTTTTTTCCAAATTCTTTACGTGGTTTTCTAGGTTCAAAGGCAGAACCATCGGGATTTTGTTGGCGTGCAATTCGGTTTGATTGGCTTTTTCGCAAGGCTTGCCCGATTTTTCGCCCAAGCTGTCTGCGCGCCTGTGGAGAAAGATTGGCAATAAGTGCGGTCAATTTTGCCTGAACTTCTTCTACTGTTGCCATTAGAAGATATCACCCTCAAAAATTAATGAATCCCAGTCTTCCAAATAGACTTTTACTCGGGTTGGTTCGTCCCATACTGGTTCTTTTGCGTAATGGATCTGCACGTTATTCCCGTCTTTTTTCGACACGACACGTTCAGTGAGTTGGATTTCGAAACTAATGTCAGCGGTGTTGTTATTGTTGTAATCCACCTGGAATTTAAATGCATTCTCTCGAATTTGTGGATTTTCTAATATTTCAGGTTGATTTGTGCGGAGATAAGCCATCATTGGCACAATCAAGGTGGCAATATCGCCTGCATAATCAGTCACCACGACATTGAGTGTGTAACGATATTCAAAACTAAATGATGCGGCACCCGTTGCGACGATTTGCCCACCGTCCACATAAAGTTGTAGATGGTCGGGATTTTTTACAAAATCGGGGTGACTTTGTTCAAGGATTTTGCGCAGTTGGTTGGGTTTTTTCATTTTCTGAAATTCCGCTGTTGCATTTCGAATCTTTGTTGGCAAGTCACGCAACGTGTTACGCCCTGAATCATTTGTCTGCGCTTTTCTGGGATGGGCGCATCGCAATCTTCACAATAAAGGCGACTTACTGCTTTAAAAGTGCGGTGTTTTTTCAGGGCGATTTCACGTTGCATTTCTTCAAGCTGTTGTGCTCGGTCGAATTGATCTGTCATGGCTGTTCCTTTTTGTTAAATTCATCCATGCATTTTTTTAAACTCGAGTTTTCAATGATGCATAAATCAAGGTGGTGCTGTGTCTGTAAATACGCTTCGGCTAATTCGCCATTGGTGCGAATTTGTGGCGAATATGCACTGCACTCTGTGGTTTGCGGACAAAGAATCGGTGATTTAATGACTTCCTGCTGAGTTGAGCACGCGTTTAACATCATCAGGCAAAGGGCGGTCAGCCCAATCTTGGTTTGATTTAAGTACATTTTTTAAATCCTGTGTTTGTTGATTTTGGTTTGCTTTGAGGTTGTTTACGGCTTGGATAAGCTGTGCTTGCTGTTCGGCAAAATTTTGAACGCTATGATTTAACTCAATGTAAGAGTTTTGCCATTTTAGTTTTAGCTGTTCTTCTTTGAGCATTTCTTTTCGCCAGTAATTCGCCTCAAACCCCAGGAAAATAATGAGGAGTACAAGCACTATTGGCCCGATAAGTAAAATGCCTCGTTCTTTTGCGGTTAAGAAATTAAACATAGGTTTTTCTCCTTTTGACGGCGTTCAATTAATCCTTTTAGCGGTTTTCCTGCTGCATAAATCCAACGCTCAAACTGACTGCACATAGCTTTGCTGTAGCCTTGGCGTGCCATTTTAAAAAGTGAGCTATTTTTTAATTTGCCACATCCTACGTTAAAGGTGATGGACACTAAGGCATCAAATGCGCCTTGTGGCATGGTTTGCCCGTTGGCATATTGATTAACGCATTTTTCTGATTGTTTAATGCCTTTTACGTATAACTCGGCAATTTCTTGTAAGGTGTAAATTTTATTGCGGTCAATTTTTTCAACGGCATCGGTTATGCCTATGCCGACTGTTAAAACATCAGCGGGGCATTGATAGGGCTTTTTCATGCAACCTTCTGCATTGCCAATCAGTAACAAGCCTTTTTCTGATGTTCGAATTTCATTTCCATGAGTGGCAATCACCAGTCCAACAACGGCAGATATGGCGCAGATGTATTTAGCAGAACGTTTAATCATGATGATGGATCCGTTGTTCGAGTTCTTTTTCTTTTAATTCAAAATCTTTTTTCTTGTAATACCAATTAACAAGAAAGGTGGCGACACCAATCACAATACCTGTAACCGATGCGACATCAGCCCAATTTACATTTGCGAACATATCGGCAATGCGTCCAATTAAGAAAGCGAATATTCCTGATGTGTAAGACGCTCTTGATGGTGTGTCGTGCATATCAGCTCCAAAGTTGAATCGTGTCATTTGCCACACTAAATTTTTCTGTATCAGCTTCTGGCAATATGACTGGGGTACCTATGGGAATAATGGGCTTATCCATTAAATGCGGATTGAGTTCGCATGTTATTTCGAGTAAGCCTTCACTTCGTCCAAAATGGCGATAAAGGATGGCATCTAAATTGTCATT